AGCACAGCAAGGGATGTGTCAAGAATAGAACAAGAAGCAAACACAATGAAACATATCGGTTATGATGTACATATGGTGTTTGTGAATACAAGTTTAGAAGTCGCTCTTAAAAGAAATCAGCTAAGAGCAAGAAAAGTACCAGACGCTATTGTTATATCAAATCATAAACAAGTACAGCAAAACATAGGTAAATTACAAAGAATATTCGGCACAAGTAATTTTATTATAGTAGATAATAATAAAGTCGCTGATGATGTAAACCCTACTGTATATAAAGCAATACGAAGAATGGTCACTAGAAAACCTACATCATATCAAGCAGTCTCATGGATAAAAAGAGAACTACAAAAGAAAAAAAGATAAAGTACTTTCACGAGGAACAAGCCAAAGAGGAAGAACTACTTAACATCGGTCTCAAAGAATCAAGAAGAGCAAAACAAGAACGACTAGAAAAAACTGAATCAGAAAAACTACAAGAGGAGTTAGAACCAATAAATGGGTAAATTAATTAAATTTCCAGCACACAGAGTTGTTTATAACAATGATCCTATAAGACCTGAACTATCAGAGGAAGAAGCAAGACAAATAAAAGAAGATAAGTTTGTTGAGCAAATAACTGAGAGTTTGATTTTAGATATTATTCATGTGCTTCAAGAAAATGTAGTTGATACAAAAACTGACCTCTTTTTAAGAGATTTAGCTATAGTGATTGAGTCTATCAAATCGTTACTTAAAAGAGACTTTGGTAGAAAACATCCAATGCAGACTATTGCTGATTCTATTGCCAAAATTCATACACTTAAAGACGGTAGAAAAGTTACCGATTTAAATTATAGTAAACTTATGACTAAAAAACAAAGAGAAAATAAAGAAGAAGAAGATAAAAGACAACAAGAACTAGATATACAATTTGATCCAGATATTAAATTGGATTAATGCTTGACATTAGGCTAATAACCTGATATAATATTATTATGACATACAAAGAGAAGTTAGACGACAAAATCAAAGCACTAAACTCTACCAGAGTATTTAAAAAGATTACCCCTAAATTTGACTTATCATGGTATGTTAAATGGGTTGCAAGTGTATTCATACTCCTTGCAGTTTGTTTTAGGGCAGCTGGTGGTTTTCATACATTTGATTTATATTTTAGTTTTATAGGAACATTAGGTTGGTTTTGGGTTGGATATCTATGGCATGATAGGGCATTGATATTATTAAATGGTGCCTTAGCAACTTTATTGTTTACAGGAATATTAAAGGCATTTATACAATGATTATAGTTGACATCAATCAAATAATGATATCGAATCTAATGGTTCAAATTAGTGGTAGAAATAGAGTTGATTTAAATGAAGAACTTGTTAGACACATGGTTCTAAATTCGCTTCGTGCCCACAATAAAAAATTTAGAAAAGAATACGGCGAAATGGTTATCGCTTGTGATAGTAAGAATGTATGGAGACGAGAGATATTTCCTAATTACAAAGCAGGCAGAAAAGCAAATAGAGCAAAATCTGAACACGATTGGGATGCTATATTTTCTATGTTACATAATATTAAAGACGAGATTAAAACATTTTTACCATACAAAGTAATTGAAATTGAAACGGCAGAAGCTGATGATATAATTGCTACACTAATAAAAAAAACAAAAAGAATTGTTGCACCTGAACATAAAAAAAATGTATTAATATTATCAGGCGATAAAGATTTTATACAGTTACACGATAGATATGTCAAACAATACAATCCTGTACTAAATAAATTTGTAGGTAAGGGTGAAGAACCGAGTCTATATATTAAAGAGCATATATTAAAAGGTGACCGAAGTGATGGTATACCTAATATATTATCAGATGATAATGTGTTTGTTGAAGGTAGAAGGCAAAGACCTCTAAGCAAAAAGAAGATAAATAGTTGGGTAGAGGAAGTTTTTATGACCTTTACAGAAGAAGAACAAAAGAATTACAATCGAAATCGAAAACTAATTGATTTAAGTTGTATACCTCAAGAACTTGAGGAGAAAATTAATAATGAGTTTTTGAATGTCAAAGTAGCAAGTAGAGATAAAATACTCGGTTACTTTATAAACAAAAAACTTAAAACTTTAATCGAAGTCATTGATGAATTTTAGACTTCGAAAGAACTGTTAAGGAGAAGAAAATGGTTATAATAAGAAGAAACCCAGATGGCTCAATTGCAAGCCAAGAAGGCTTGCCACAAGAACCAACACAATCACACCCAGCATTATCAAACAGAAGAGGAATGCAAGCAATGGCAGAAGCTGGCAGAGCTGTACCACCTCTAATGAGTGAGATTGCTACTAAAGTAAATAACGCAAAAGATAAACCTAGAAAATTAAAAGTATTGAAAGACCACGATTCAGTAGCTTTAAGACAAGTTTTAAAAGGTGCTTTCGACCCTAATATAGAATGGTTATTACCAAAAGGTGATGACATTCCATATGAAGCAAATGACGCTCCTGTAGGAACAGAGCATACTATTTTACAACAAGAAGCAAAAAGACTATATCTTTTCACAAAAGGTGGTGACAATACATTATCACAAAACAAAAGAGAAGTCATTTTTGTTCAAATGTTAGAAGGTCTATCTGCTGAAGAGGCAGAGTTTTTAGTAGCAGTTGTAAACAAAAAAGTCAATAATAAGTACAAAGGATTTACTGGCAATTTAGTAAAAGAAGCATTCAATTGGGATGATAATTTCATGAAAAAAGAGTAATTTTACTACATTTAATCTTTTAAAACCCTTATTTTTCAATACTTTAGACACATTCTAAATCGTTGATTTATAAGGGTTTTTTTATGTGGAATAATCCACAAAAGCGCAGAAAACAAGGGTTTTTTAGTCCATTTTTATTGGAATAATGCTTGCAATCTATGTCTTTTTAGTGTATTATATAAGTATAATAACAAAAAAGAAAGACTATATTATGAATAAACAACTACAAAAAATACTAAACAAATATCAAGAGTGGGATTCTGTTGCAACTCTTTACGAAAATATGTTTGATAAACAGATTGCTTTTTATTATACAAAAGATAACGAAGTTGCAATTATGAAAAAAATTGATATCAAACATTTACAGTTTGTTAAAAATCTTATCAAAAAATATAAATTAAAATTAAGAATTAGATATCGTGGCCCATCCACCGATACTTATAAAAGAAATCCGTCTTTTATGCACATGAACAATGCAACAAGTTTTGCTGTATATGAAAGATAGTAATATGTATTGTATGGTTTCTTTTGCTGACAAAAATGGCAAATCACATGGTGACCACCCACAAATTTTAGAGATACAAGGTATCACTTGGTTTGAAACCGAAGACCTTGCTTTTAAATATTATATGTTTTTAAAACCTGAATTGAGAGATAATGACCATGTTTTTCCTATGTTAGAGGAAAACTTATCTTGGCATTTTGATATTAATTCAGATTACATAAAAGACATAAAATACAAAACAAGACTACTCAGTAACGCACCTGAATCAGGTGTAACTGTATATAATAATTTTGCTGAAGATGTTAGAGAAGAACTAGCATGGGAAGCAAAACATAGTTAAGAGAACTAAATAATAATGAAAGGCTACATTTTGAAATTAAATAGATACGAAAAAAAGATACTAAAAGGAATCATAGACAACCGTAGAGGCATCTATGAAACACCTAAACGAATTAGGTCTCAATACAAACCTTGCAAAGAGTATGACGCTGCTCTTTCTTTGTTTATGAAAAAACTAATTTATGCAGAGGCGACCAATGAACATGGAACAAATGGTATGTTTCAAGGTCCTGCTACAGACGAACCAAATTTTAGATGGTTCACTTGTAGATTACATAAACCCTATGCAACAAAAAGGGAGTTAAAAAAGTTAATATGAAATACTTTACAACAATCTTAACAATTTTAGGTATATACTTATTTGTATATGCCTGTTCAGAGAAACCATGCACAGACGATGGCTGTCCTGGTTATAATAAACTAACAATACCAGAACCTTTAGAAGATATTAGAGGTAAACTTGATATAGAAGAATGGATTGAAAATCCTGCTATTAAAACTGTAAGTTATCAACCAATTAATTTAGAGTACGGTGTTCATAAGGTAATTGAAAAAACACATAGACTACCTCAGATTGACACATCATCAAAAGATAATTTTGTACAATCATTGAATGGTTGTATTAACTATCTTTATCAGAATATAGAACCTGAGTATCAAATACCTAACGAATTAATTATTGCTCAAGCAGTTATAGAAACTGGTTGGGGTACTTCTAGATTTGCAAATGAAGGTAATAATCTGTTTGGTATTAGAACATGGAATAAAGAAGTGCCATATTTACTACCCATACCTTGGACTAAGTGGCCTGGGTGGGGTGTAAAAATGTATAGTAGTAAATGTGAAAGTGTTGTTGACTATTTACATATACTAAACAATGTTCATGCCTT